TGTACTGATTCTCTCGTAGGCTCTTGATCAACACCATTTGTAGTTCTTAATGCTATTTTTTTTGCACAGTCTTTACAAATTGGAGTAAGACCACTTTTACTCATAGGATCTGTACTTACATAAAATTTATCTTTAGCTTTATGTGTATCACACATGTAACACCAAGCACCTTCTTTAAGTGACTTGATTTTCTCTTCCTGTGTTTCAACTTTTTTCTTTAATTGTGCAGCCGTTAATTTTGTGGGCTGTGTCTCTTTTGTCGTAGCCAAACTAACGACCACCTCCTTTTATTCCAATATAAAAAAGAAGCCACTTCATATGAAATGACTTCTCATAATTTTCAATATTAAATTTCCAATGAAAGTGCAATTCACTTAGTACGTCGTGTGAGAGAATCGAACTCCCATATCCTTTCAGAATGCTGGTTTTCAAGACCAGTGCTGTACCAATTGAGCCAACACGGCATAAGCGTAGTATATAGGACTCGAACCTATGCACCGAATAAACGATGACCTCTGATTAGCAATCAGGTGCAATACCAACTCTGCCAATACTACATAATAAAAGAGCCACCTCATGAAGTGACTCTCTGTTACTATACAAAAAAATGTATAGCCTCGCTGTCCATTTAAGTATCAGCTACGTAATGATCTGTAGGAGATTCGGACTCCTGTTGCCGCCGTGAAAGGGCGATGTCCTAGACCGCTAGACGAATAGACCTAATGTGGGCATCTCACCCACTGGATCAGCATAAAGCACTAACTAGCTGATCTTGCACTGTACACATGCAGTTATTACTCAGGTACAAACTAAGTACCCTAAGACACACAAGGTATCCATGCTTTCTGATTATTCTCTACATATTTTCAGTCTTCGGAGCAAAGACAAATTAATAAGATTTAATGACTCTTATCCGTCAATTAAGTGTTCTCATTAACGCAGAGAAGCACGAATTCGTTATAGAATTATCAGACCATTCAGTAGCTTGGACAAGCTTAGATATACTGCATTAAGGTTTCGTGTGCACTAGAGTCTTTGTATAGTCGGCTCTACCAAAATACAGCAGTAGGACTTACAATGCTACATGAATAGCAAATGCCAAGATATTTATTATCACACTTATATTTTAGCAGTGAACGCATAGCTTTCTTTTATACTCTGATTCGCTTCCGAGTTTGCAACGCCAATGAGCAGTAGCGGAGGTGTTTTTTAGAGTAGCAACTAACTCAATATTTTTATCTCGTGCTTTTATATACAGCCTTACGAGTGACTGTTGCTCACTTTTATACTCTCTGTTTGAGAATAATTTTTGTAAAAAATCTATCAACGAATTGATAAACCGCCCTTACTCTTATAAAGTGTAAGCAGCTTATATTATATTATTCTCTTATTTTTGGATATTTTGACAGAAAATGTCAGATATGATATAGTTAATTTTAAGGTGCTACCTAAAGTGGTAGGCGGTTAGTCCTTCTCTCGTGAGACTGAACTCACGTTCATTCATAGATACCCTTTCGAGGAAATTAATACGAAAGGAGGGCAACAGTAATGGTTACATATGCTAATTTATTTGCTTATACAATAGTAATCTTTACTATTCTTACGTTTGCGTTTAACAACAATAACAAAAGAAAATAACCGCCCTCGCCAAAGTACGGTTATTAATGTGTTGAATATTTTATTTAGCCATTGTTGATTATATTGGCTCAACCGTCTAACGGATAATTGCTTGTTTCTTTTGGTTTGTATTGTAACACATATAATTAGCTGATGCAAGTAAAAATATAATGAGGTAAAATTATGAAATCATTTATAGAAATATTAAAAATAATTCTTCCTGCACTTATAACAGGTATATTTACCTTTATTGTAACCAAATATAATTATAATAAGAATATTCCATTAGATAATATGAAAATTGCATATAATCAAATTTATTATCCCCTGTATAAAATTTTAAGCAATAATAAGGAATATAACGAAAATACTATAAATGATGTTATAAATCATATATCAACTTATATGAATGATTATAATATCAAATATATTGACAGATCCACTCATAAAACATATATAATATTAAAAGACAATCATAATAAATATAACTACAATAATTTCAAAAATAACATATATGATAGAAATTCATATCTGCGCAGAAGATTAGGATATCTTGAACCTAATTTTATACAGAGTATTATGTATTCATCTAAAGACGATAAGTTCATATTTTCCTGTGGAGTAGATGGACTAATTATTTATATGTCATTTATAATTGCAGCTTTATTTAATAATGAAGGTATGGTCTACAAATATGCATTTGTATGTGGAGAGGTATTCTTAGTTATTTTTCTTATTAAGATTATAATTAAAGGGATAGGTATTCTAGGGGTTAAAATTATTAAATTTGGTTGTTATGTGAAGAAGTGTTGGAATAAGAAGAAGTGTTAGACGAAAGCTTCATCGGCATCCTCTGTATCTTCACGAATTACATACATCTGAGTTGTTTCGGAAGATTCGTGCCCCAAAAGTTTCTGTGCTGTTTCCAATGCACGATGGTCATAACATACAAGATTGGTCGCCCTGCTTCTTCGGAAGTTATGTGGAGTCGTTCTCCTACCAACAATTTCAGAAAATTCATTTATACACCAATCATTGAATGCACTATATCCAATCTGTCGCACCTTTGAACCATCTTTAGTTTTTACAACAAACATATAAGGGCAATCATCATCGCCACGCACTTCAAGCCATTTCTTTAATGCGTCCATTACATCTTGTCCAAACTGCAATTTCCTAACCTTACCAACGGCACTACGTCCCTTGCAGCGAATTTCATGTGTTTTATAAGATACAGATTCTACTTCTTGTTCTTTGCCATCCTCATCGACAATTGTTACAATTTTCCTTTTAGGCTCATAATTAATAACTTCTTTAAGCAACTGTAAGCTCTCTGCATGTCTACATCCAGTAGAATATGTAAACTTTACATATGCTAATTTTTGCCATTCTTCACGTTCAGCTAATACCGAACATAAATGATCCATTTCATCAGGAGTCAATGGTTCTTTTGCGAAAACCTTACCTGTTTTTGGTACTTGCATCTCCGCAGTTACATAATTACGGAACGTAGGATAGTCCTCATCGTAGAAATTCTCGATGAATTTATTCAATGCACTGACAGAAGACTTTTTAAATTTAATCGCAGCTTCAGATAGTCCACGATTAGCAAGAAAATTCATATAGCGAAGAAATTCTTTTTTTCTAATTTCTATACAGTTTTTGTTATTCAGATTATTTTTAACCCATACGAAGAATATCTTTAATGCAGACCTATAAGCATGTAAACTATGTGGTGAAAGATGAGTCTGATTACTGAGGTAATCTTCGACCATATTCCTATTAAACTCATTAACCTCTGCCCATTCCTCATCTGTAACTGGATCTAATTTATCTGCTATTTTACCATTCAATAATCTCACTTCCTTTCACATATAAAAAAGAAGTAGGATAGTGGTAAACTAAGCTACTTCTTGTAATATTTTATTTATTTTTAATTATTTTAATGGGCAGGGAAAGATTCGGACTTTCGAAGGCTTTCGCCAACAGATTTACAGTCTGCCTACTTTAACCACTTGCATACCTACCCATAATAAAGGAGTGTGCAACCAATGATTGCACACTCCAAATATTTTTAATTATTAACTAGCAACATATTGCTAATTAAAATCTTAACAAATCATCAAGTTTATAGATTCTTTTAATACTATTATGAATTGCTTCATATTCAGAAAGTATAGAAGAAAAGCTCTTATTCCATTCAGACATTTCATCAATTTTCTCACCTAAATAATCTAACAATTCTTTCTTAGATACCTTTTTACCATTAATCTCATAAGTTCCAGATTTTACATCAAAATAATAAGTATCATTACCACAACAATCGCAATTCTCACAATCGCCATCGTAGTCATCATCAGTATCTTTGATATTATCAATATACACTTCAAATATATTCTCACCATAAACATGCGACATTATCTTAGAATTGCAATTCTCAAGAACATAAACGGCTTCTCCGCATATATCCTTATATCCATTATTATCTTTTGCAGGCTCACAACCAATTTCACCAACAAATAATGTGATAATATATTCATCTGTATATCCATTGACATTAGAATCGCCGAGTTCTTTAATACTTGAAATTTCAAAACCTCTTTCAGCAATAAGAGTTTCGATTAATGTCTTTGCTTCATAATACTTGGCAACAATTGCTATACTGTTTAAATTATCATAAGAAACTACATTATGATACATTGAATTAGCCCAATCAGCTAATTCATGTATATCATTTATAATTATTGTATCTATAGTAATCACGTCCCTTCAGAATTAAAGCTGCTTTGCTGACTTATTCATCTTAAATGTGATTTCCTGATGGGCAGGAGTTATATATTCCTCACCTTTTCTGTCACCTAACATAATCTTGCCTGTTCTCTCAGGTACATCTTTAACCTTAAACTTACCAAGTTTACCTACAGGAACAGATTCTGTAGCATCAGCCTTTAATGTATCTGTAATAACCTCTGCGTATGTATCAAGTATAAGAGCAATATCACCTTTCTTAGCTCCTTCAATTCTTTCTGCAATTGCGCTTACTAATTCGTTCTTTACCATTTTTAAAATCTCCTTTATTTTCATTAATTTTATTTTGTAATATAAAAGAGGGTAGCGTCCATATAAGGTACACTCCCTCTAATAGTGGCTTCATCAGTCAAAATATGCGTAATATTTACATAATTTAAAATTATTCAGAATATTTGCATATATTAACTAAAATTTGTTTTGTTTATTATCTAATTGCAACTGATTCTATATAATATTTGTTGCAAATAAGTTCTAATTTAATTTGAGTGTATATTCACATACTTTTCCTTTATTTTGCTCGAATATAATTAATTTTCCAGCGGCATTTGAAGTCTTATTCAAAGAAAGAGAATATGGATCAACCCCAATAATTGATGGAACATTTATAACTTCTGAATTAATACCAATTTCTTCAACTTTTGAATGATGTAGATGTCCTGCGAGTAAATACTGAATTGGAACATTATAAATATTAGAGAAATCTTTTAATGCTCGCTCCATATCACGTACTTCACCGTGTATTCCCATAACAGTATTACATGCAAGTTGTCCATAAATATAACCTGTTGGATTTTCGATAAAAGTAAAATTAGGATTATCCGCTAATCTAATTTTAATAAATTCTCTTACAACTTTTCCCATATTATCTTCTGTAAAAGTTCCTTTTGGTTGACCTAACATACGGAGTTCTGTATGATTTCCATCAGTCATTTGGAATTTAATATGAACATGTTTTGTAAGATTATTAAGCCAATTAGTTATAAAATTTGCATACTGAATAGTACCATCGACAACTCCATATCTTAATTTCATAAGCTGTGATACTCTGAGACAGCCATCCGAAAAATCACCCATAGAATATACATTAAGAGTATCAATATTTTCTTTATGAATTATTTCAACTGTTTGGTCAAATAAATCATACATTCTTTCTTTGAATATCTCAGGACTATATGAATTAATAATATTCCCAAACAAATCTTTTAATTCAAATTCTGCACCATAATGTTCATCACCAAAAACCAGACAATATGCTTTAGTGTTATG